CTTGCCAAAAGCTGTGGCGTTGGGTGGGTTGTCCTCGATCATCTCAGTATTGTTGTATCAGGCGTTGATGATGGCGATGAGCGGAAGGCTATAGATGTCATAATGACCAAGCTTCGTTCTCTTGTCGAAGAGACAGGCATTGGTCTTATCCTTGTGTCTCACCTTCGTCGCCCATCAGGTGACAAGGGGTGGGAAGAGGGTCTTCAAACAAGCTTGAACAGCCTCAGAGGAAGCGCAAGCATCGCACAGTTATCAGATATGTGCATCGGTGTTGAGCGTAACCAACAAGGCGACAACCCTAATGTATCCACACTGCGTGTTCTCAAGAACCGTTTCACGGGTGAGACAGGTGTGGGTGCATACATTTATTACAACAAAGACACTGGTCGCATGATCGAAACCGATGACCCCAACACGGCATTTGGTGACGACATCGATGAAGACTTCTAGCTAGTCGAAAGGGACAGCATGGAACGTATATTGTTCGACATAGAAACTAACGGATTACTGGATGAACTAGATACAGTACACTCGTTGGTGATGATCGATCTGGATACAGGTCGTCTAGTATCTTGTGCAGATCAAGAGGGTTACATCTCAGTAGCCGAGGGTATTGATATCCTGTACTGCGCAAAACTTTTGGTAGGTCATAACATTCAAGGGTTCGACTTACCTGCACTACACAAAGTATTCCAGTTCGATACAGATGCAGAGCTACATGATACGTTAATCATGTCCCGACTAATCTGGTCAGACCTCAAGCACAATGACTTTAGATTTCTAGAGAAGAACCCAGAGTATCCTAAACAACTCATTGGGTCACACTCATTGAAAGCGTGGGGTTACCGTCTAGGAAACCACAAGGATGAATATGACGGTGGATGGGACGCATGGTCCAAAGACATGCAAGACTATTGTGAACAGGACACACGTGCCAACCTTACATTCTATGAAAAGATATTGAGCAAGAAACCCAGCGCGGAAAGCATAAAGCTTGAACACGATTTTGCTCATGTCATCCGTAAACAGGAACGTTATGGTTTTAACTTTGATGAACAGGCTGCAACAAAACTACTAGCCCAGCTACAGGTACGCCAAGCTGAACTAGAGCAAGACTTACAGACAGCATTCCCACCTTGGGAAATCAAAGAACCATTTGTTCCAAAGGTAAACAACAAAACCAGAGGCTACGTGAAGGGGCAACTAACTTACAAAGTTAAGCCAGTTGTATTCAACCCAGCATCACGTGACCACATAGCAGACAGATTGCAGAAGCTACGCAACTGGAAGCCTGAAGACTTTACAGCACAGGGTAAACCTAAAGTAGACGAACAGGTTCTCAGTAAACTTGATTACCCCGAAGCTAAAATCCTGAACGAATACTTGTTAATCAACAAGCGTATCGGGCAGTTAGCAACGGGTACTAATGCGTGGCTGAAGCTGGTTAGAAACGGAAAGATACATGGACAGGTTAATACTAACGGGGCTGCGACAGGACGGTGCACCCACAATAGACCAAATATCGCGCAGTGCCCATCAGTCGGCGCAGAGTATGGCACTGAGTGTCGTTCTCTCTTCGTTGCACCAGATGGTTACAAGCTTGTCGGTGCTGACCTTTCATCTTTGGAACTACGTTGCCTTGCTCATTACATGGCTAAGTACGATGGCGGTGCCTACGGGGAAGTAGTTGTCAATGGTGACATACACAGCCTTAACCAACACAGTGCTGGCCTACCTACCCGTAACAGTTCGAAAACATTCATCTATGGATTCTTGTACGGGGCAGGTCCAGCCAAGATTGGTTCAATCGTCGGCGGGTCTGAACGCGAGGGCCGCAAGCTAATCTCAAAGTTTATGAAAGCTACACCAGCTATCAAACAACTGAGAGAAGGTGTGTCACAACAGGTCAAGAAGAACGGATACCTCAAAGGCTTGGACGGTAGACACTTACCAATACGCAGCGACCACGCTGCATTGAATACGTTACTGCAATCAGCGGGTGCACTACTCGCCAAGAAAGCAACCGTATTTCTTTATGAAAATCTAACCGCAATGGGTTACATCTGGGGCGTGGATTACGCTCAAGTAGCCCATGTCCATGATGAGGTGCAGCTTATTGCCAGAGAGGACATAGCTGATGTCATCGGACAACAGGCAGTTAAATCTTTTCAGCAAGCTGGAGAACACTTCAACTTCAGATGCCCCATCACTGGGGAATACAAGGTCGGTAGGAACTGGGCAGAAACACACTAGGAATGCTAGGCGTGAGAAGCTCGTAAACTACAAGGGTGGTGAATGTGAACGGTGTGGTATTATCCTCCCGTACTACGCTTATGACTTTCACCACCGCGACCCTTCAACAAAATCTTTTCCACTAGCACAGCGATATATGTCGAACACGTGGGAAAGGTTATTAAACGAAGCAGACAAATGCCACTTACTGTGTGCTTGCTGTCATCGCATCGTCCACAAAGAGCGTGATATTAATTTCCTCAAATCTAACCCGAAAGTAAGACAATGATTGATGTATCCTACATGACCCACATGGGTAGTGATGATCTAGTTGTAGACGCAGCGCGTGTATCTTTTGATAAGCAAGCTGAAAACTATAGCGACAACCGCAACACTAGTCTCATTAACTTCCTTGCACGTGAGAACCATATGCATCCGTTCTCGCATCCACAGGCTACCTTCCGCTGTAGTGCACCAATCTTTGTAGCACGACAGTTAGCCAAGCATCAGATCGGCGGTACATGGAACGAAGTATCTCGCAGGTACGTTAAGTCCCAACCGTCCTACTGGAAGCCAGACTTCTTTCGGGCATCTGCAGCTAACGTAAAGCAAGGGTCATCCGAAGAGGAACATCGTAGAAGCGAAGAGTTTGTAGATGAATACCATGACATCTGCATCGATGCGATTGCTTGCTACAACAAGATGGTTGCTCTCGGTATCTGTGCAGAACAGGCACGGGCTATCCTACCACAAGGTGCAATCACTGAGTGGGTATGGACAGGTTCACTCTTGTTCTGGTCCCGCGTCTATAACCTACGTATCAGCCCTGACACGCAGAAAGAAACACGTGATTGGGCAGAGCTACTAGGTGAACAGATGCAGTCTCTATTCCCCGTATCTTGGGGGGCACTGACAGATGAGTAATGACGATGATGAGAAAGAAGTATCTGCATTACTCGACCTAACAATAGGTGACATCTGTAACAAGTTAGACCGCGACAACAAAGAAGAGTTTGCTTTCAAAGTTGACTTCGAAGACGTGCAGCTAACCGTGTGGATTACCCTACGCAAACATGAGACAGTACAATGAGATTATTACTAGACGCTGATATCGTAGCGTTCAAAGCTGCATCATCTGCCGAACAACCTATCTACTGGGGCGATGGTCTATGGACACTACATTCATACGAGAGTGACGCACAGGCATCAGCCAATGCATACCTCAACAGACTACGCGATAAGTTTGGTGACGTAGAGATTAAGTTGTTTCTCACAGACAAACTTAACTGGCGTAAGGATGTACTGCCCACCTACAAGTCAAACCGTAAGGACGTGCGTAAACCTCTAGTCCTACCAGCTATCAAAAGCTGGATGACACAAGAGCTAGGTGCAACATCAACACCACGGTTAGAGGCTGACGATCTGCTAGGTATTGAGGCTACCCGTAACGGTGGCATCATTGTGTCAGAAGACAAAGACCTACAGACAATACCATGTACATTGTACAACCCTGCAAAAGATACAGACCCACGTGAAATCACAGAGTTTGAAGCTGACTACAAACATATGTTTCAGACACTGACAGGCGATAGCACTGACGGGTACGCGGGGTGTCCTACAGTCGGACCCAAGAAAGCAGAGGGCATCCTAAAAGGTTGCACCACAGTAGCTCAGATGTGGCAAGCAGTTGTTACTGCATTTGAGAAACAGAACCTCAATGAGTTTCAAGCATTAGTACAGGCACGTGTTGCCCGTATCTGCAGGGACTCTGATTACAACAGAAAGTATCAGCAGGTAATACTATGGGAACCACCGACCACGTAAACAAACCTAACCACTACACCCGTTATGTCATCGAACCTATTGAGTTCATCATGCATAACGGACTGCCATTTCACGTAGGTAACATCGTTAAGTATGCGGTACGTGCTGGGTACAAATCTTACCCAGACATGTGTGAGGCAGAGTCAGAAATTACAGACCTAAGAAAAGTAATTCGGTACGCAGAAATGCGTATCAATCA